CATTGATACCCATGACGCCATAATTCAGTCCGGCCTGGATTACTTGGTCGCACACACCCCGGATGCACTGCATGCGGTGGGGCTGTCCACGAACATGGCAGACCCGGGCAACGTGAAAGCCCTGGAACAAGCCCTACAGCGGGCACTACCGGCGGCGGTTAGGGTTGCCGCAGCCTCCCCGGCCACGCCGCCTGCGGGGCTTTCAAGCGCCGTTGTGCAGGAGAATAAGCGCATGGCGACCCCGCCGAAGGGAGCCTAGGCCATGGAAGCAATACGCCTCGGGGAAAAGCAATGCACGTCCTGCCTAGGCACCGGGAAGATTTGTTACATTCCAAAGGCGTGGCCCATGGGCACTCCGCCCCCTCCGCCCGACATTAAGACGTGCCCCAAATGCGGTGGCAGCGGTATCACAATCGATACCAGCCTGCCACCGGCGCAGTAGCGTATATGTGTAGTGTCCGGGGCAGCGTCCCCTTAACCTGCACAGGAGGCTACAATGATTTCGCGGCTAATCCCCGCACCTTGATACGTGTTATCATGTGTCGTTTCCCGTTATCAACTTAGGCCGGTGCAGTAATGTCCGGCCTATTTTTTTGAGGATGCAATGGAGGATTTAGGGCACCCAGGAATTATCCTGCCCAGCCGCATCCTACGCCGTATTGATTATAAAAACGGGCATTGGCTGTGGACGGGACAGCTTAACCGGAATGGATATGCGCGCATCTGGTGGGATGGTAAAATGCGCGTTGCGCACCGGGTGGTGTGGGAACAAATCATTGGCCCTATACCAAACGGGTTGCTTCTGGATCATGTAAAGGAACGATGCACCTTCCGGCATTGTGTTTGCTTTAGGTGCTTGGAACCTGTTACACCACTGGAGAATACACTGCGGGGCAAAGCTATCCTCTACCGCAGGTGTGCGTAAGGAAACCAAATAAATGCGCAGGCCAGTGTTAAAGAAGGGCATTGCCACAAGGGATAGCTTTACCAACCTTCAATTGCGGTTGGGCAACAGCACGGATACGGCGGGCAATCCGCTCAACCAAATGTCCGGCGGGACGTATCTGCTCAACCCCGTATCCCGGCTCCGCATTGTGCTTGATTACGCCTACCGGGGAAGCTGGATTGTCCGGCGCTGCATCGACACCGTGGCGGAGGACATGACCCGTGCGGGCATTAACATTGAGTCTGGGTATAATCCGAAGCAGAAAGAAGAAATAGGGACTGATTTAGAATCAAAGGGCATTTGGAAAAGCCTGCGGGATGCAATTAGGTGGGGCCGGTTATATGGCGGTTGCATTGCATTCATGATGATAGACGGGCAGGACCCGGAAGAACCACTGGATGTTGATAGCGTAGGCAAGGATGACTTCCTAGGCTTGTTTATCGTGGACCGCTGGATGTGCCAGCCAACATTAGGGGACTTGGTAACCGATCCCGGTCCATATATGGGCCTGCCTAGGTTTTATGATGTCGTTGTGGATGGCAATGGGCTGCCAACAATGCGGATGCACTACAGCCGGTGCATCCGGTTTGAGGGTCACCCCCTCCCCTATTTTCAGCGGCAGGCGGAAAATATGTGGAGCAATTCCATATTTGAAGCCATGTGGGACCGCTTAATTGCGTTTGACAGCACCACCATGGGCGTTGCGCAGTTGGTGTTCAAAGCGCATTTACGCACCTACAAATTGCCAAACTTCCGCGAATTGGTAGCGGAAGGCGGACCCATGCTGAATGTCGTTATGGAACAGGTTGCCATGATACGACAATTTGAATCCTTTGAAGGCATGTCCGTTATTGACGCGGAAGACGAGATGGTGCGCGACAGCTACACCTTTGCGGGGCTGTCAGATGTTATGATACAGTTCGCGCAGCAAATGTCTGGTGCGGCGGACGTGCCTATGGTGCGCCTGTTCGGGCAGTCCCCGGCGGGATTAAACAGCACAGGCGATGCGGACCTGGTAAACCATTATGACATGCTGAACGGGCAGCAAGAGGCAAAGCTACGTCCGGGCATGACCACGATGTTCGCGGTGCAGTCCCGCAGCATGTATGGGCGCGCACTGCCAAAGGACTTCCGGTTTACGTTCAATCCGCTGTGGCAAATGCGGGACCAGGAGAAGGCGGAAGTTGATGCGAAGGATAGCAATTCCGTTGTGACCGTGTTTAATGCAGGTATTATCAGCCAGAAAATAGCGTTGCAGGAATTGAAGGCACGCGGACGTGTTACCGGGCGCTGGCAGTCAATCACGGATGAGGTCATTAACGCGGCGGACGATGAAATACCCTCCCCCAATATGCTCGCCGGAACGGCAGGCGGAGCGGAGGGGGATGACGGCACGCTTGTTAATCCGGGTGGTGGAAACACAACCGGCAAGAAGGAGCCAGGTGATGATACGGTTAAGACCAGTCCCGATAACAACAGACCTGATACGGCATAAATGCCAACCCGCCGGGATAGTGCGTGGCTCCGCGCACATAAAGCGGAAGTCCAGTATGGTGTGAAACTGCGGAAGATAGCAGCACACATCGGTGACATTATCCGTGCCTTCCCGGGGACCGGGGCAGAGCAGATATCGGCAATGCGGGCCGTTCTAACGGACTACAGCAAGGCGCTAGTGCCCTGGGCCGAGGCAACCGGCAAGCGGATGCTTTGGGACGTGTCCCGCCGCAATGAACAGGCATGGCAGGAATTAAGCAAGACAATGGGGGAGGGGCTGCGGCAGGAGATAATGCACGCTCCTACTGGCGTAGCAATGCGGCAACTCATGGAGGACCAGGTTGCGCTGATTACATCCCTGCCGCTGGAGGCTGCGCAGCGTGTGCACAGGCTGGTGACGGAGGGGCTGACGGACGGGGACCGGGGCAAGTCTCTTGTGCAGGAAATCATGCGGACTGGAGACGTAACCCGCTCGCGTGCAATTTGCATTGCCCGCACGGAAACCAGCCGCGCATCCAGCGTATTGACGCAAGCACGTGCGCAGTATGTAGGTAGCGACAGCTATATTTGGCGGACCGCTAATGATGCCCTTGTTCGTTTACCACACAGGCTTATGGAAGGGCGTGTGTGTTCCTGGGCAAATCCGCCGGTGGTGGAAAAGGGCAAGCCACCATATCATGCTGGCTGCATTTATAATTGCTTTACCGGAGATACTTTAGTCACGCATGAAGACCCAATTAGGGTGTTTAGAGCGTTCTATAACGGACCCCTTGTCATACTTAAGACAGGCAACACCACGGTTCGCGTCACACCTAATCACCCAATAATCACCACTTGCGGGGTTGTGCCTGCTGGCAGTTTGAAGCCAGGACAGAATGTGTTGCAAATGGAGTTTCAACCCGGCAATACCGTCATGGCTGATGTAGACCACAAACAAGTTACTTTCCAGCATCTTTTTGAGTCGGATAGATTTGTGGTTGAGGCCATACCTAGGGCTGTATTCAATCTCTACGGCGATGCCGTTCAGCAACACGTCGATGTAGTAACTCATAAAAGCAACTTGGCGTTGCACGGTTCCTATGGTTTCCAAGGCATCCGCGAGGAAATGGTATCCAGTGCCAACAGCAGGGTTAAACTTTTCGGTGCCGTAAGAATCTTTGCGGAGGTTATTAAGACGTTGGATGCGTGCCTTTTGGGTATGATCCACACGTTGTTGGGCGGTCCTGTTGTCTTGAACAATTTGGTTAGCCTGTGCGCATGTGCGGAGTGGAACACCGTTGCGTTCGAGCACTTTCATGATAGTAGCATGCACGGTTTTATACCTAGTGGCCAAGGCAGTGGTTCCCATACCACTAGCGTAAAGCTGGAGAATTTCTTGCTCAGGCAACTCGCGTTTATTATAGGCTTTGTGATTTTTGCCCGGACGGGACAAACCCAATTCCCCGAATTTGCGGCTCAACAGTTCATTCCCGATATGGACAATTTTAGCAGCGTTCCGCAGGGTGCAGCCCTGTTGCACAAGGCTGTGTGCATAACGGACGTCAGCTTCGAGGATTATTTTGGGCATGTATACACCATGGAAACAGTTAAAGGTTATTATGGGGTCAGCACAGCAATGTTTGCGAGCAAAAATTGCCGGTGCTGGCCCGAGCCCGTAATTCCTGATAAATTTAGGTAGATTCAAACAGGGCAACATGAGGAATTAACATGGGAACACCACGCTACGCAGGCAGTGCGACAAGCAAATGGGTTAAGTATCCTGAATTATTAGAACGGCTCCGCAAGCTGTGGGGAAATCCAACCACAAAACCTATTGCGGGTGAAGTCGCTAAGGTGTTATGCGTCTCCAAGAGTGCTATACACAGTGCCGTAAACAAATATGGTGTTAAGATGGCACCAGAATTTGAGGCACAGAAGTCGGAGGCACGGAAGCAGGGTGCTAACCCTGTGCGGAAGCGTGCAAAGACTCCCAGTGTGCAGAAGCCTGTGTATTACGGGAATAAACCAACCCTGCCCCCGCTGCCGTCCTTACAGGGTAGAGACATCGCGGAGTAGGTCTTGCGCTATTTTACCACGGAGGACATTGGGCCAACCCGCAAGCTAACGCCGGACGGGTTTTTGATTTGCCTGGGTGTTCCCATCGGCCGCACTGGCCGGATGGTTTATAGCATAAATGATTTACCTAATTTGGTGCCTGGGGAAGACGGACACACAATACTTGTAGACCGTTACCCGGACGAGTTATTTCACCCGGACACAATAGCATCGTTTGAAGGCATGCCGCTGGTGGACGACCACCCGGCAGGCTATATGATGTCCCCTTCCGTGTTTCGGAAACACGTCGTGGGGCATCAGCAGAACGTGCGTCCCGGTGACGCGGAAGGCAAGCCGGATTGCTTGCTTGCGGATTTGTTTGTGATGGATGATGGCATGATTGCCAAGATTCTTGCAGGCAAGAAGCAGGTTAGCGCCGGATATGATGCGGATTATAAATTGGTTTCCCCCGGTGTTTACCGGCAAACAGACATAAGGGGAAATCATAATGCGTTTGTGACCGCTGGGCGGTGCGGTCCCCGTTGTGCAGTTGGTGATACTGCTCCCAATCAACCGTGCGGCTGTGACACACCGGAAGCGTGCACATGCAACACACCCTCAAGGAAGGACAGAATAATGGCCGCACGCGCAAATTTGAAGACTGCCCTGCTCACCAATATCGCCAAGACCTTTGACGAGGCGGGCGTGGAGGAAGGCGGGGACGGCACCCACATTCATATGCACCTGCCTGGTGCAACGGATGCGCGCGGCACCAAGGATGATGTGAGCCAAGGTTCCGGCAAGGTGTCAACGGACGTGGGCGCCAACCCGCAGGACGTTCAGGACAAACGCACCGAGGATCAAAAGACCAAGGATGCGGAGGCGGATGCACGCCTTACCAGCATGGAGGGACGGCTGGAAACGCTGGAGGACATGCTGTGCGAGGGCACGACCGATGCCCGGCTCCAGCCCGCCCGGGACCGCAAGGCGGCACGCGATGCAAAGGCCATGAAGGACAAGCGGACAGGCGACGCCGAAGAAACGGCGGAGGAGAAGGAAGCCCGCTTGAAGAAGGAAAAGGAAGACAAGGAGACCATGGACAAACGCATGCGGGACGGGGACACGTCCGAGAAGGAGCAAGCGGAAGCCGCAAAGACCACGGATGCGGCATCCAACAGCGCCTATTTCGAGCCGGAGTTCACGGAAACGTTGGCGAACGTCAAACTCCTTGTGCCGGACATGACAACGCTGCCCACGTTCGACAGCGCCAAGCATTTTGCCAGCACCGCCGCCACCCTGTGCAACCTGCGCAAAGCCGCCCTCAAGGCTGCCTTGTCCGGCAAGCACAAGGATGCAGTGGAGGCAATGGGCTTTGGTTCCGTTGCCACCATTGACAGTGCGCCGTGTGGCATTGCCAAGGTGGCGTTCGTGGGCGCGGTCAACATGATTCGTGGCAGGAACAACGGCAAAATGGGGCTGCTCGGCGGGCTCATTAAGGATGTTGCAGTGCCAGCAAACAAGGGAGCGCGGACGGCGGCGGAGATTAACGCTGCGAATGATAAGCGTTGGAATACGCCACACGGCTAAGGCGCCAATTGCCTGCCAACAAACCACCTCATGAAAGGTAATTGGTTATGACCATTCCCGCACAGGCGCTTGCGTTTACCTACCGGATGCCTGCCGGTTTTCCGGGCACGATTACCCGGACCTATGCCACCAAAGTGGAGCCGGGCGTTATCGACACCGCAAGCCCGCCCTTGTTCTTTGGACAGGGCGTTACGTTTGACAGCACGGCGCTGGCAATCCGTCCTCCTCTCACAACGGATAGCGGCATTATCGGTGTCACCGTCCGCTCTTTCCCGACGCAGGGCAATTTCCCCGCCTCCCCGGCAGTGGACCCCATCGGCACCGCCAATTGCCCACTGCAAGGTGAAGTGGACCTGATGGTGTCCGGTTATATGGCCGTTACGCTGTCCGGCACCACGTCCGTGAACCGCTACAGCCCGGCTTTCGTGTGGATGGGCGCAACCTCCGGCAGCCACGTCAATGGTGGTTTTGAAGGTTCCGCGAACTTCACCTACGTGACAGCGCCGAATGCGGGGAATACCGGCAACGGCACGTTCACCGTTGCGCCGGTCCTTGGCTCCGGCAATCCGGCAAATATCTTTGGTGGCCTATACAGCGTGATCTTCACGGCAGCCACCAAGTTCAACGTCTACGATCCGAACGGTGTGCAGTTGGTGTCCGGCACCACCGGCGTGCCTTACGTGGATGCAAAAATCGCGTTCACCATTACCGCAGGCGGCACCGCGTTTGTGGCCGGGGACGGGTTCACCATCACTGCCACCGCC